CACCGCAGCGGAGGCAGCGGCAGCGGCCCCGGTGCAATCGGTGGCGATCACCCCCCCCAGCGGTTGGAGCGCCAGCACAACCAACACCAGCGGAAGCGTCACCCTGGGCCTGAACTTGCCTGCAGGGTTCAGCCTGCCCAGCGATGCAAGTCAGGCCAACTGGAGCACCGCTTACAGCGAGCGACTGCGGTGGGATGGTGGGGCTACCGGGCTAAATGCTGCCACCGGACGCGCCAGCCTGGAGCTAGGGACAGCCGCCCTGGCCGCTGCAAGCGACTTCGCTACCCCTTCAGCGCTGGCCACGGGGCTGGCAGGCAAAACCGACACAGCCATCACCGCCGCCCTGGCGACCCGGCTCGATGCGTTCCGGGATGCCGCGACGTTCTACGTTTCCAAGCGTGGCACGGCTTCAGATAGCAACAACGGCACCAGCGATGGTGAGCCGTTCCTAACGATTGGCGCAGCGGTGAGCGCTGCCAATGCCTACATCACCGCCAACCCCACCAGCCTGGCCCGGATTGAAGTGGGGCCTGGCACGGTCACCGAAGGCGGCCTGCCGTTCAGGCTCAAGCCCAACATCTACGCCAAGGGCGCAGCGCAGCGCGGCACGATAATCAAACCCGCCAGCGGGCAAGAGCTGAACGGATTCTTTGCCGTTGATTCCGGCGACATGCTGGAGTGCTTCCGCTTTGCAGGCCACCAGGCCACCGGCACCAGTAGCTCCGACAGCAGCGTTGGCACCCGTGCGTGGGCGGTGAGGTTCAACGAGCAGGCCAATGGAGGCCAGGGCCCGATCATCTACGCGAGCCCCTACATAAAAGACTGCGCAAGTATTACCGCCGAGGATGACGACGGACTAGCAGGATCTACCTCTACGGGTGACACGGGCGGCGGCGTGGAGGTAGATGGCGCAAAGGTTCACCCTGGTAGCCCTATTCGCAGCATGGTTGTTTATGGGTTCACCCAGCAAAACCTAGGCGGCCCTGGGGTCATCGTCAAAAACGATGCCTACGCCGAACTGGTCAGCTTTTTTGGCATATTCTGTACTTGGCATGTGCAAGCTGAGACGGGCGGCTGGGTTACCCTCAGCGGTGGCGGCTGCTCCGAGTTCGGAACCTATGGCGTGGTGGCCGATGGCTATTCGAGCACCGCCCTTTACACCGGATCTCTACGTGTAGCCGCCTCCAGTGGCGCCACCAGTGTGGACGTGGTGAGCTTGACCACCAACCGCCTGGGCTCCAGTAGTAGGCCCCACAACGGGCAGATCATGTTGCTCGGCGGCACCGGCTATGTGGTCGTCAGCAGCAGTCCGATCAACGGTAGCGGCACGGTGGTGACCGATAGCGATCCGACCCGCGCTGGCTACCGGGTGAGCCTCTACAACCCAACCGGGTCGGGCCTGGTGGCCGCTGCAGCGCAGGGCGCGACCGCAGACTTCCGCAGGCGCAGCCAGGTCAGCGCAGGTTGTCACACGGCACTTTACGTCGGCAGCGGGACCAACTACAACGCCCTCCCCTGGAACGGTGGCGTTCCGATTCGAGCGAACACATTTGTTGAACGCAACTTTGGCCGTGTGTTTGGCCTGAGTGTTAATGATGCTGGCGACATCTACGCGGCTGGGGGTGCATTTCAGGTTGACGGGACAAGCGGAAGCGTAACAATCAATACGAGTAGTTTTAATATTTCAGGCCTAAATGCAATCGGCCCGTTTAGCCGTAACGGCGGCGTTTCAACTGTTGGCGTCCAGATTCAGGAGGTCAGCAATAACATCAGCCTTCTCAGCTCAACAGGAGCAGCAGATGGCAACACAGTGCCGACGCAGTTTGCCGTTGTCGGGTATGTGGCAGCTCAGCTTGCCCCCTATCTGACAAGCACCACAGCGGCCACCACGTACCAGCCGCTGAGCACTAACCTGACGGGCCTGGCAGCTAACAATGCCGCTCACTACCTGAGCAGGGGCAACCATACCGGGACGCAGGCGGCGAGCACGATCACTGGCCTGGCTGCAGTGGCCACCAGCGGCGCCTATGGCGATCTCACTGGCAGGCCAACTTTGGGCACCGCTGCGGCAACCGAAGTTGGCGCCTACGCCACTGCAGCACAAGGGGCCAAAGCGGACACGGCGGTTCAACCTGCAGGGTTGTCTTCCTACGTCCAGACCAGTGACGCCAGGTTGAGCGACGCTCGTGAATGGAGCGCTGCCACCGCTACTCAGGCTGAGGCTGAAGCGGGCAGCTCTACCTCTCGGCTGGCGTTTACCCCGCAGCGAGTGTTTCAGGCTATCGCCGCCTGGTGGGCTGGATCGGCATCAAAAACCAAACTCGACGGCATCGCCAGCGGGGCTACCGCCAACGCAACCGATGCGCAGCTAAGAGATAGATCCACCCACACTGGGACGCAGGCGGCGTCAACTATTAGCGGGCTAGGGACACTGGCAACCCAAAGCGGCACCTTCTCCGGCACCAGCAGTGGCACCAATACCGGCGATCAGGATCTGTCTTCCTATCTGACCAGCGTTGTAGCGGTCACCACGTTTCAGCCGTTAGATACAGACCTGTCGAGCATTGCAGCATTAACAACTACATCCGCTGGCCGATCTCTGCTGACAGTATCGGCGGCGCCTACTGGCGAATTGGTTGGTACAACTGATGCGCAGACGCTAACCAATAAGACGATTGGAGATCTGAAAGAAGCAAGTTTTACGATTACAGACGCTGCAGGATTTGAGATTAACCCAGCCAATGGACCGTTACAAACTATCACCTTAGGGGCAAACAGAACACCAGCCGCGACCAACTTTGTTAGCGGCCAGAGCGTAAAGCTAAGAATAAACGATGGCACTGCATTTTCTATTACTTGGACTACCGTTGGCGTGATATGGATGGGCCAGACTGCAGGGTCAAGCGGCACGGCGCCAACGCTCGGGACTGCCGGGTGGACTCATATTGAACTATGGAAAGAGGGCTCAATTATTTACGGCTCTTTAATCGGGTATAGCGCAACATGAGAAACCACTTTTTAAGAGCGGCAAGAAAAGATGCGCCAGGCTTTGGGGTCAAGTTTAGCAATCCAGCAACTTTGCCGCCCGGAATAGGTTACGGAGTTGCTTTTAGTCCTGATGGGTCCGCTATTGCGGTTGCTTATAGTGCTACCGCGTACCCTTGGTCGTCATCAGGATTCGGCACTAAATATGCCAACCCTGCAACGCTTCCCGGAAGTACTGCGTATTGTGTTGCTTTTAGTCCTTCCGGTGCATCCATCGCTTTTGGCCATTTTTCAAGCCCATATATCACCGCATACCCTTGGTCGTCATCAGGATTTGGCACTAAATATGCTAATCCTGCGACGCTGCCAGGAAACTATGTCCTGGGCGTAGCATTTAGCCCTTCTGGTAATTCAATCGCTGTAGCCGGTAATACTTCCCCTGCGCTTATTGTTTATGCCTGGTCATCATCAGGATTTGGCACTAAATATGCTAATCCTGCAACATTGCCATCAGGGGATGGTAATGGTGCTGCTTTTAGTCCTGACGGTACTGCAATCGCGGTGGCACACACGTCTTCCCCGTATATTACAGCATACCCATGGTCATCATCCGGGTTTGGGACTAAATACAATAACCCAACAACTTTGCCGCCAAATGACGGTAAGGGTGTTGCTTTTAGTCCTGATGGTAGTGCCTTGGCGACTATCCATTTAACAACCCCTTTTATCAGTGCCTACCCTTGGTCATCATCAGGGTTTGGGGTTAAATATAATAATCCGGCAACATTGCCGGTTATATCAGGCACCACGCCCGCCATGGGAGTTGCTTTCAGCCCAGATGGGAAAGCGCTTGCGGTTGCGCACGATAGCTCCCCATATATCACCGCATACCCCTGGTCATCATCCGGGTTTGGGACTAAATACAATAACCCAACAACTTTGCCGCCAAATGATGGCAACGGTGTTGCCTTTAGTCCTGATAATAGTGCCTTGGCGGTTGCTCACGTAGGCAGCCCGTTCCTCTCTGTCTACGCTTTCACCACATGAACACAAACAAACTCCCCATCCTTGCCCCCGCCCTTGAAGGCCGCGATGCCGAACTCCTCGGCTACCAGGTCAATATCGATAACTATGCCTTAGCGATTGCTAAGATTAAACAAGACTACGCTGACAACGAAGACCTTGCATCATTTGCCGCTGATCTCCAGGCCCGACTAGACGAGGAGCGCCGCCAGCAACTGCGCTGCCAAATTATCCGCGATGTTATCGCCGAGCAGGTTGCCCAACTCACCATCGAAGCCGCATGACACTCCTCAACCTGATCACCGGGGAATACCCGTGCAGCTTCTGGCAGGTTCGCCAGGCCAACCCTAACGTTTCGTTCCCAGATGACTTAGCCATCGCGGATCTAACCCCGTTCGGCTATGCCAAAGTCACCGCCATCCCGCAACCCACCCCAGACCCCCGAACCGAACGGTTGGAGAGCCCCAAAGCCGAACCGGACGGAGCTGGCGGCTATCGCCAGCGGTGGACGATCCGCAACGCCACAACAGAGGAGCTAGCCGCCTACGACGAGGCAAACCGGCCCGCGCCAGATTGGCCTGGATTCCAAACTCAACTCCTGCAATCAGAAGCCTTTGCAGCAGCCCGAATAGGGGCGCGGCAAATCCTTGAGGCTGAGCTGCCAACTGCTGAGGGAGTCCGGCAGCAGCGACTACTCAGGGCTGCAACTGCGCTTTCCGACATCGGCGCCGTAGTCCTGGCGGCAGCGTCACAAAACGATCCAGGCCTGTTCATCGGCGCATGGCTGATCCTGCGCCAGGCCAATCTGGTGAGCCCCGAGGTAGCCGCTGGTATGGCGCAAATCGCCACCGCTTACCACCTCCCACCCGAACTGATCCGCTCGCTGGGGGCGCCTGATCAGCCCGCCTAGCCTA